TATGATGGTTGTACCGCAGTGTTTGTATCTAATTTACAACGATACTGATAGTTATTCTTAGCAAAGTCATCATCTACAGTCAATGTATTTGAAGTCGCTCCACTATATCCACCACCATTAGTAACCGTTGCCCAACCTATACCACCATTAACTGAGAACTCCCACTGGAATGTAATAGTAGATCCATCATCACTGATACCCGCTACAGGTCCAAAGGTGACTGTTCCACCAGATCCTGCTTCTATACTACCGTTTGATGGTTGTTGTGTAACAGAAACTAGAACTCCAGTTCCAGTTGTAGTAAATGAATACCCTCTAGCATAACCTGTTACATTTTCAGTAACCAAAAAACTATATGTTGTATCTTGATAATTTGAGGTTACGGTTCCAGATAACTGACCTGTGGATGTATCGAAAGTTAAACCTGTAGCACCAATAGAGTCTCCACTTAAGGTATATGCCTCAAAGGTTGGTTCATTAGCAAACGTGGTTCCAGTCAAACCAAGATCAATATTAACACTGGCACCATTAGCAAAAGGACTTCCAGATAATGTTCCAGGTGGATTAGTTGCCCAAGATATATTTGTGTCTATGTAAGGATAAAATATACCTCTTAATGTAGTGAGACTTGCACCACTACCATTGTAGTTAAAATCAACACCACTATCTACTGGATAATATGTTACAGGAGTGCTTTGCCCAAGTGATTCTTGTGTATCTGTCGATGATGTTAAAGTTGTTGATGTAGATACTACACCATCATAACTCTCATGCGTCTTTCCTTCCGAATCAATCAGTGCAAGATAATTATTTGACCCACCACCAGTCGTTCCTGCAGTAGCATTGTTGGGTGCTTGTATAGTAATACTATTATTAACTGCACTCTCTGCTGCTATATTCAACCAACCAGATTGTGACAATGTTGATAAGTTTATACCACCAACTATAATACCACCACTACCGCCAGGTGCAGACTGAACTGTGATGGTTCCTATCATGTTAGGATGGATACTACACTGATAATAAAAAGTTCCTGCTTGTGCGGGTGTCCAAGATACTGTTGCATTACCAGTAGAACCTTGTCCACTAGCAGTTGGAGTTGTTACGTTACTACCTTGACTTGCTACTCTGATATAGAATGGGTGAATACTTGATACATTACTTAGATTAAAATTAATTGTGTCTCCAACATAAACTGTAACTCCTGCATTGTTACCAGTAACAGAACCATTTCTATCTGTTCCATTAAGAGTGTAGTAACTAGATGAAGGTGCAGTAGTTGTTAGGTTGTAAGTTGTTGGTGTAGATGATCCTGCTCCTGCTGTAGAACCTGTCGTTCTAAGTTGTACTTTTTTACCTACGTTTCCTAAGAAATGAGATGAGTCAGCTGGATTAAATTTTACCTCTACAAATGAACTTCCTGCTAAAGTGACATATGGATTGTCTATAAGTTTCTTATCTATTATGCTGTTGATAGGATAGTTGGTGTGTGTACCCGTTCTAATATCACCAGCTGATCCCGTAGTTCTTACGAATGATTTTGCCAATCCACATAGGTTATTAGTGGTTAATGTATATCCATTCTTACCACACCATGCTGCAATAATTCCTGCAACAATAGGTGATGAGAATGATGTTCCGTCTATCGTGTTGTAGTTTGTAGTACTGGTATATGGTGTATTAGCAGTCCAATCATATGCAGGAACTAATAATTTTTGACCAGGTGCTACTGTAGTGCACCCAGATCCATAGTTAGAGAAGAACGCCCATCTATCATTATAATTTGTAGCACCGACTGTAATTTTGTTCTGGTTTGCATCTACATTATTGATACCACCATTAGTATTATCTGAATATCCTGCTGTTCTTGCACCCGCCACACACTTAGTTTGTAAAGGTCCTGCAGTTACATCACTGCTATTTTTAAATCCATTACCCGCAGATCTAACAATAATAAGATTTTTCTGACTTGCTATAGTTCCTTCAATATCATCTAGCACCTCTTCATCGGTTCCTGTATCATCGCCACTATCATTAAGTTCTATGTTAGGTGCGTTTTGTGTAGGAATGCCAGGTCCGAATGATGCATTGATAACAGCTGGACGATTATTACCTTTGTAATTACCATTTGTGCTATCGTTATGATCTATAACTGCTTGATATGCTGATAGTATACCACTGTAACTTGCAGTAACTGCAGATGAAAATGCTTTTAGTGCATAGATTTTGGCGTTCCTACTTATCCCAGCTGTTCTTCCAGCTGAAAGGATTGCACAATATGTACCATGTCCGTTATCATCTTCATTGTTAGATCCGTAAGCACCACTATAGTGTGACATTTGATGCACTCTATAGTTCTGCTGTTCAGCAGTTCCGTTGAGATCACTAACAAAATCAGGGTCGTATAACTCTGGATGTAATGCTGCGTTGTTACCTGTTGGTCTCGATGCACCACGAACACCAGAGTCAATGATGTAAATATCTACACCATCACCTGATCCATTTGAGGTTTGACTAAATTGTCTGTTTAAATATTGTCTGTCTTGTTTTGTAATTCTATCTAAATGCCAGTAATCATGGATATTGATAGTTCCATATCTGTCTGGAGATGCTCCTACTCTTCCCATCCCTGCATGCATGGAGCAATAATAATAGATGATAGATGGTGTTGCTGCACTAACTGTCAATACAGTTGTTCCGTCTGTACCAGCTGTTCCTGTATAACTTACTCCTGTTGACAGATTTCCTGTACCACCTACAGTATGTGTTCCATCAGGTGTCTCAGAAAACTTGAGTTGGTGTCCTGCATTTGATGAATCACTTTGGTCAAATGTATAAGTTCCACCTTGCATGAAACCTGTTGTATTATAATTTCTAGTATATGTACCACTTACTGTTTGTGAAAACACAAAGTAATCACTACCACTAATATTTTGTACCTTTACGTATAATGTACCAGAACCAGATGTTTGTAAATTTCTAGTATTGCTTGTTGCTTCTCCTTCTGCGTCAGTATTTACAGATGCAGAACCAGAAGTGTTCACCTCCAATGAGGTTCCAGTAGGCATTGGATCAAGAACATATGCCTCTTTATCCCATGTGGCATTCTTAACTACATTTAATGCTTTCAACTGTGAAAGTAAATTACTCTCATACCTTGTAGGGCAATCAAAAGTAATTATTTGAAATGATCTGAATTGTTCGACAAAGGATAAGTAACCATATAATTTTAAGATCGCTGCACATGCTTGATCTATGCTATAGTTATCGTTGATCCTTACTATTACCTTCTTCATCCTGTGGTACAATAAGTCCTTCAGATATATTTATGTATTACCGTCTCCTGCCTTTGCTAATAGCTTTTGAACTTCACCTTCTGACATTTGTTGCTTACCCATTCTCTCCACAGGTTTGCAAAATTTTATGTCATGTTTATCATCAAACACAAACTTAGTTCTTAGATGAGTTCTATCTCTTTCTACAATTAAATGATATGTGTGTCCATATAAAGTTGAATTAAAACCTAGAGATACAATGGGTCTACCATCGTAAAGATCTCCTACTTTGTATGGGCAAGTCTCTGCAGTTCCATCAAACTTAATATGGAACTGCCTAGAATTTACGTGTTCTTGTTGCCTTAACTCACTTGACTTCTTGAGTGCCATCTACTTCTTCTGGGGTTTTAAGTGTCATATTGAGTGCTTCAATAGCACCTTCCAATCTTAACACCTGTTCTTTACGAGTTTCTAATTGTTTTTCAAGTTCTACTATTGTTGCTTTTTGATCTTTTAACTGGCCAGTAAATTCTGTGACCATCTTTTCAACGTCCATGTTTTAGAATGATAAGTGTATTATTTATTATAGCACTAAATCTCTTGATTTTCAATCCAACTAGTTGCTATGTATTTTTCACCCGATAGTGGTGGGTTCCCTCTATGTATATGTGTCCATTGTGCTGGCCACATTAAGAACCTACCTTTTTGTGGTTTAAACCGAACCTTCTGATATAAAAATTCTGTTTCTCCTCCTTCTTCTACATCGTTCAGATATAACATGGTAGCAAACAATTTTCTATGTGCACCATAATGATCATCTTCACAGTGCCATGCATGATATCCTTGACTAGGTTGTGTCCTTTGAATATTCATATATGCTTGTTGCAAGTCATATCCAGACACCACATTAAACTTCTCAATATACAAATCCATACATTGCTTAGTTAGATTATTGTAATCTTGTAGCAATGGTATAGGTCTATTGAAATTAATCATTGATGAGTCAATAGTAACCATGTCATCATTGACTTTGACATGATCTATACTTCTTCTACGTATGATTGTATTATTTTCTTCTGTTGCTTTAAGGTGATCTATAAATTGATTACAGTGTATAGATGTATCAAACACTCCGATAAAATCATCTCGGAGTTCTACATTCTTAAACATTTATTCTAGGTCAGGTAACTTTTCTCCATTTAAAGTTAAGGTTGTATCTTCACTAGCACTATACTTTTGATACTCTGTAGCAATTTGAGACGTCATGTAGTAAAGATTACTAGTGCCAGTCTCAGAAAGATTCAATGCATCTATTTGACTTATGTAAGTGTTAATGTCAATCACACCTAATTTTAAATTCTTAGCAATATTATAGCATGCAGTTGCATCACTTATCAACTGTGCGTCACCACTACCTGACTCTGCATCTTTCTTTACTTTCAAAATATAGTTAAGATAAGTATGCCACTTCTCTCTTTTTGGTTTTAATATGGTCTCACAGGTGTGTCCTGATAATCTAAGACCTTTAATATAGTCCTCCTCTGCTGTTGTCAGAGTTAGTGAACTGTCATTACGCATCTGTAAGACGAGTAGATATTCTTCAGCTGATAGTTTCATTGTACCCAAATCTCCGCACGACAAGTTCTATTAATACCAGTTGTACTCTGACAGCAGTATATAAAGTCTCCTGCAGAAGCATCTGTTCTACGATGACCTATACCTGTGCAGACATCGTTTGAACTTTCATTACCCTCGTTGTTCCAACCAAATCCCCAACGCATAGCATTATTACTTGATCCAGTATAGTTAAATCCATACCATTGGAATCCACCTTGAGCAGAAAATCCAGATCCCTGCCACATACTTTCTCCACGTGGATTACTTGATAGTCTAGATGTGCTTTGGAATCTTTGTAAGCATGTTTGTCCAATACCACCTTGTTTCCAAGTCCAACCATTATAACCAACTGATGATTGACCACCGTTGTTTATGTCTGGAAATACTGCACCGAGTGTTCCTGCAACATAATAATTAAACACATGGTTCTTGTGATCACCATCGTTTCTATTTAATTGAGAGGTTTCGTTATATGTGTTTGTAGATGTCCAGTAACTAGTGTCATAATGGAAGGTGCTTCCTCTGGTGCATTTCCATGCTAACATCCACCCACCACCACCTAAGTGGTTTGGATCCATCATACAATATACTTGTTTTGCTCCTACACTAGGAAGTAATATCCAGTATACTCCATCTGTAGCGTTAGGGTTAACTTGTAATATAGCAGCTGCACTGCTAGCTGCTTTATCTGCTGATGAACCATCTGGGTCAGAACCACCACCAATCTTTACCCACTCAGATCCATTCCATGTTTCTAGTGTTTCATCAGTGCTATTATAAATCGTTGCACCAGTGTCTATTCCAGAGGTAGGTCGACCTGCTGTAGAATAACTAGGAAAGTGCAGAGCAGCTGATGCGTCTAAAGTACTAGCATTGACTCTTCCGACATTGAGAGTTCCCATTATAATCTGTAATAAGTCCTACGAGTATTTAGACGAAAAACCTTATAGGGAAAAATTACCCAAAAAATTTTTTCTGTTTATTGGTAATTATAAACCCGATTTTGAAAGTACAGATACGTATAAACCATTCCACCACATCTCTGGATCTTCTTGATCGTTCAGCAGTTCTCTCTCATATAGTATCTTCAATCCCATAGCATCTATAAACCTTTTAGTTATAGCAACGTTTTCTTCTATGTTTGCATCATCAATTACGAGAGTGAATACATCCTCTGTAAAATCTAACATGTTGAGAAAGAACTCTCTCATCTTATGTTCCGAGTTATCACCATCATAAAATATGACATTTACGTCATGTTTAAAATCTTTTTTACTAAGACCAGAACTGTCACCTTTTAAAACTTGTATGTCAAAGTCTAATGAATCAGTGGTTATATTTTCCTGTAAGTTTTGAACAAAAGTATCTACGGTAACATTCTTTAAATTTAGATTTAGATCCTCACGAGCTGGTTGTAAGTCGGGTTGTGACCAGTTATCGTTTGCATATGCAGCAACCATGTCATTGTTTTGTACTGCAGCACAGAATGTTGCTCCTGCATATACACCTACCTCAAGATATACTGCACCCTCTTGAGAACAAAGGTTATTTAAGAAATGCCTTACCCTAGCAGATGTCAATCCCTCTACATTGTAGTATGCACTTGGGTCGTTAGGATCATATGTCCTGTGGTTAGAAAGATACTTACCAGAGTTTGTAAATGCTTCTATACATGTTTCTACCTGTGGGTGTACGATTAAGTCTTGTCTCTTCATATGTGTTTGCACCACTGCCTCACAATAGTTACAGTCCCAACAGTCAAACTTACATGTCTTTATTTTCTCTCTCCATTTATTAATAGGAGAATCTTTTATCTTCAATGCTTCAGTATATTTCTTATACTCAGGAAACATATATTCTTCTTTATCTGCCCACCTCTTAATGAGATCCATGCTTTCTTGCAATCTCATCATACTTTCTCTGCCATGCAGTTTGAATGTATCAATACCAAGTTCTTGCATCTCTACCCAATCATCTCTCCATGGAGGTAGGTTTGCTTGCTTGAGATCAAACTCAGGATGTTCTACATCCCATGTAGAACAAGACACTCTACTAATAGGACTGGCAAAAAATATAGGATCGTCTTTTGTTCTAGTGCTGTTATATTGATAATGCTCTGGCATGATAGGGCAACCACCCCAACATGTTTCATTGACAAGCATTGAGAGCATAACAGGTTTTCCTAGATATGCACAATAGTCTTTTGCTTTTCTGATACGTAACAACTGATCACGATCTCTCATGAGATCACGGTCTAAATTTATATAATTAAATCCTGCTTCTGCTAATGATACTATTTCATTTGGTCTTGTTACCTCTC